TTCCGACAGGACTCCACAAGCTGGAACTTCTCGCCGATGATCAACCTCGGATTCCTGTCGCTTCGCGGCTACCCGATCCGCGAGGGCGGCGCGATGCTCTTGTCATGCCCGAACTCGGCCGGCTTCGGCACGACCGAGGGCGGCTCGATTCTTCGCATCGGTGGGACGAACGGCCAGTCCTACGAAATCTATGTGATGGGAACTTGATATGCCCCTCAACGCACAAATCATGCTGTCGATCCTGGCTCACGAGACGAGCGCTGGCGACTTGTCGAAGACCCTGCGGGCGACGCCGGCCTCGTATGCGGTGTCACTCACGGACGGCACCGGGGCGAATCAGGCGCAGGTCGTGTGGAGCTTTGAGGGGACGTTTGATGGCGAATATGCCCTCGGCTCCAACGGACTCGTCTTCAGCGACAACCGCGGGACTGTTGATTTTTCTGCACTTAAGGCCATCTATATCAAGAACACGGGGAGCATTGACTTTTATGTGAGCGGGTGGCCCGACGGCCCCATATCTGAAAACGGCGCGGCCTTCTTTAGGCCAGGCGCGGCGGCGCTGTTTGTGTGCCCGGACGCGAATGGATGGCCCGCAAACGCGGATTATGCGTTTGGCCTAAATGCTGGCGACGACAGTCCCGTCGCCAGCGCTCAAGTCGTCCTCATCGGCGAGGGCACAGTAACGTGAACATCGGCATGATGCGCGAGCGCGTCGCCCTCCAGGCTCCGCAGGAACTGCGAAGCCCGACGGGCGAAGCCACGCTGTCATGGGCCACCGAAGCCACGGTCTGGGCGAGCGTCGATGGGCTGGCGAGCCGCGACGTGCTCCAGGCCCAGCAGGCCAACGTCATCGCGTCCCACAAGGTGATCATGCGATACCGCGCGACGGTGAATCCGCAGTACCGCCTGCTCTGGAGAGGCAAGACGCTCGAGATCGTGAGCGTCAGCCCCAGAGACAACCGCACTCGCCTGGAACTCCTCGTCAACGAGGTGCAGTAGCATGGCGATCAATCCAAGCAATCCGACGCCCCGTGACGTCGGCCTTGGCACCGCAAAGAGCCAGACCGAAGGCTTCGTGCGGATCGACACCGCTGGCGTCCGCGAGCTGGCGAAGGAGTTGGAGCGTGTGGCCGGGGCGCTGGCCGCGCCGGGCTTGCTCAAGAAGTGCGTCAAGCAGGCGTCGCGGCCGATCCTGACGGGCTACAAAGACCTCGTGTCGAAGCCCCTGGCCCCCGGCAGCGGCGGCGCCACGGGGAATCTCGCCAAGTCCACAATCACGGAGACGAAAGAGTACGAGGGCGGCCAAGTCGCCGTCGCGATCACCGGCCCCCGTCAGACCGGCCCCGTCGGCTCCGAAGAGGGCCGCGAAAGTGGGAATCACGCCTGGCTCGTCGAGTTCGGCTCCGGCCGCAGAAAGCCAGGCACGCAGAACCGCCGCACATACGTCAACGTCCACCAGATGATCAACGGCAAGATGCGTCGCACGACGTCTGCCATGAACGACGAGGAGTTCGCCCGCCGCAGCCGCGGGTATTACTTCCTCATGGGGAGCATAAACGAGCCGACGCGGCAAAGCGGTCGAGGGAAGGGCTACTCTCACGACTTCGCCTCGTGGCCTGAAGGCCGCGAGCAGCACCCGATCACCCTCGGCCCCGGCGAGAGCATCGACCCGATGCCGGCCTACAGCCCGATGGAAAAGACCATTCAGAACTCTGCCTCCCAAGTGCAGGCCGTGCTCGCCCAACTCATCCAGGCCGAAATCAACAAGTTCTAGCCATGCTCATCTCACCCGAAAAACACGTCTACCAGAAGCTCGTCTCGACGCCCGGCGTGGCGAGGATCGTCGGCTTCCAGGTGTACCCGATCGCCGTGCCGAAGACCGGCGCGAGCCTGCCGTTCATCGTCTACAAGCGGTCGAACATCATGCGGGACGTCGCCCTCGGCGGCCCGCTTTTCGTCCCAATGGTCAACCTCCAGATCGCCTCATGGGCGCTCTCCTACGACGCCGTCCGCGAGTTGGCCGACGAGGTTCGCCTTGCTCTGGATGGACACACCGGCACGCTGGCCGGGGCTACAATACAAGATATGAGGCTGATGTCCGAAACGGACGACTTCCTCGATCCGACGGTCGCTGGGGCGCAACTGCCTCCGGCCTACGAAGTCCGGCAGTTGTTTCAGATTCGGTGGAACGAAGCCACCGCGTAACCTACACGGCAAGATTACGGCGCAAGGAGGCGCAAACAAATGGCAGGCGTTTCAGCACAGGGACTCACCTTTTCCTTCGGTGGCTCCAACCTCACGGTCACATCGGTCCAGGTCAGTGACTCCCAAGACCTCATCGACGGCTCGCACCTCGGCATCGGCCCGAACCAGCGTCGTGAGTTCGTCGGCGGCTTCGCCACTGAGCGCGAGGTCACGGTCGACTACATCTCGACCACGGTGCTCGCTGCCGGCACGTCCGGCGCCCTGTCGATCTCCGGCCCGATGTCGTTCAGCGGCAACGCAACCTGCTCATCGGCCTCGATCGGTGGTTCGGTGGGTGCCCTTATCAGCGGGAGCGCGACCTTCCGCGTCGCGTAAGGCGACGCAGGAGGCCCGCTATGGCCGGGTTTTCGGCGCAGGGCGCAACTTTTACGTTCAACGCCACAGGTGTTGGAATATTCCGGGCCACGGTGACCGGCATCTCTGTGGAGACGCCGACGGCCGAGGTTACGGACATGACCCCGGCCGCTGCGCCGGTCACCCAAATCTTGATGGTTCCGACCGGAGCGTGGTCTGGCGGCTCTGTGTCAGTGGACTATATCCGCGACGCTGGGGCTGGAACTGGGTCGCCCCAGAACATCGGCGACCCGCAGGTTCTCGTGACAAAGCACGGGAATGCAACCTTCGCGTCCCCGAATCTCACGGTTTCAAGGAACGTCATCCTTCAATCTGCCTCGACGGAGGCGCGCGTCGGCGACCTTGTCAGGGGTAGCCTGCGTTTCATCATCACTGACTACACGGAAACATAGTCTCTCATGGCGACTGATCTTCGCAAACGGATTCTGGCGGCGAACGACATCAAGGTGGAGCCTGTCGAAATCCCCGAATGGGGCGGCACCTACTTTATCAAGGTGATCAGCGGCACCGACCGCGACGCCTTCGAGGAGTCCTACGCCGAGCAGAAGATGAAGGCGTTCCGCGTGCGGTTCCTCGTGCTCGCCCTGTGCGACGAGGCTGGGGATCGCATCTTCAAGGACGAGGACACGGCGGAACTCGGCAAGAAGTCGAGCGTCGTGATCAATCGCGTCTTCGACACGGCCTGGAAGGTGAACGCCTTCACGAACGAGGCCGTGGAGGCGCTGGGAAAAGACTAGCCGACAGGCCCGAGCGGAAGTTCTACCTCAAGTTAGCACTCTCGCTGGGAATGTCGGTCAAGCGGTTGCTGCGGGAGGTCGATTCGGAAGAGATCGCGGAGTGGTATGCCTACGACCAGAGGCATCCGCTCCCCGACTCATGGGCACAGACCGCGAGAATCTGCCGCATCATCATGGCGGCCAGCGGTAACTACAAGAAGGGCGATGTACCGGACGAGGCGGTCTTCATACCGACGGCCGTCAAGCCGGAACAGTCGCAGGCGCAGATTATCAACGAGCTGATGAAGTTGAACGCACCGCGTCAGGGATGACACGATGGCAAAAGCCTACCTCGGCAAAATCTCGGCGCTCGTCACTGCGAACACCAGTGACTTCAATAGCAAACTGAATGCGTCGGCGAAGGAGGTGCGCAGTTTCGCGGCGTCGATGCAGTCGACGCTTTCCCGCGCGCAGACGTCGGCCACAGCGTCGCTTCGCGGCATCTATACAGAGTCGCAGAAGGTTTCGCGTGCCCTCCAGGCCGTCGCCACGCAACGGCTGTCATTCAAAGGATTTGACGGCGCAGCGGTGGGGTCGATCAGAGAGGCTGTCGATCAGTTTCGGGCGTTGCAGGCTGCGAGTGTTGCGGTCAACGAGCCTCTCAGCAATGCCGCAAGGACTGTCGAGAGGCTGTCGGCCAGCGTCCAGCAGTCCTTCGACCCCGCCCTCAAGTCTGCCCAGAAGAGCGCGGAGTACCTTGATGCCGCGCTCAAGCGAGGCGGCATCGTCGGAGAGCAGAGTTTTGAGCGCATCAGGCAGAAGGCACTCGCCGCAGCAGAGGCCGCAAACCGGCTCGCAGAGGCGTCGCAGCTTGCATCTGTCGGGCCGCGGGGCAGGGAGCTGGCGTTTGCGGCACCTCGAGTGCGGGATGCCCTGTCCGCGTCGGCAGACGTTCGCCAGCGTGCCGCGAATGCTCCCGCCGTCGCCCTCGAGGGCGGCCGGGTGTCCAGCGACGTTCAGAAGCTCGTCGCCCTCGACAACCTCATCCAGAAGCGTCGCGCGGAGATCGAGTCTGGCACGATCCTGAACATCGACACCACGCAGGCCAGGGCAAGTCTCGAGAACCTGCTTGCCGTAGCCAAGCGAGTGCGAGATCAGGTCAACAGCGCGATCGGCGGCGGGCCGGACGGCGAGACGGCGACGCTGATCAACCGCGCCCGCGGCCAGCGAGAGTTCTACGAAGAGAGCGAGCGGCTCGCGAAGCAGGCGGCGGCAGACGAAGTTGCGCTCATAG